CGCTCTTTGCACGATGCTGGGATTCCTATACCGGAGAAGATGCCTGTCCTCATCAACGGGGATGACATCGCTTTTAGAGCGGATAACCGCCTCTACGGTATATGGAAGGACAAAATCAGCCAGTTTGGTCTCAAGCTCTCAGTAGGGAAGAATTACACTCACCCAGGGCTTGTGACGATAAACTCTAAGTTATTTGTTTACCGTCCCAAGCCTTGGGTAGCACAGGAACCATGGACTCCCTTTGCTTTCGAGGAGATACCTTTCATGAACGTGGGTCTGCTTATTGGGCAGACTAAGCTTCAAGGAAAAGCGAAGAAAAAGACAATCGGCTCTCGCGCCGGTGCTGAATCTATGCCCCTAAACGGTCAATATAATGCCGTTATAGAGGGGGCCCGGGATCCTATCCGGGCTCATAATCGATTCGTTCACTATCATCGTGAACGGATTCAGCAGGAGACGCGGGGAGGGTATTATAACCTCTTTTTGCCGCCTTGTCTCTATGGCTTGGGGTTCGTGAACCATGCCGTCGTTGACACTTCGGTATACACGTTCACCCAGCGGAAGTTAGCCGGATACAAGATGTCCTTGATCAGTTCGTACTCAACGGCGGAATACCGCGAGCATCGAACTATTTCCGAGCTGCTTAGAGGATTAATTTATGTCACTGACAAGTACATGCCAGATTTCCCCGTGATGCAGCGCTCAGGCGCCGTGGTTCTCCTATCGAAGGAGAATCTCGGCGCCCGAGAGCCGGATAGGTATGTGACCTGGAAAGATTATGTCCAGATTCGTCAGCCTCCCTTTTTTGGGATTGCCGATGCTGGACGTCCAGATTACACTATTACCTACCCCCGACGTCGTGAGCTTCGGGAGATCCTTTCTAAGGATCTCACCATGCCTCGCGCACGTGCCCTTCAGGACTTTGAGGGGGATTATCACGTTTGGGTCGATCTTAAGGCACTCGCAGTATCGCCGAGCGACGCCAGTACCATGGACCATGCCGTACTGCCTTTGGCAGTGAAGGTCTCGGGACGCTACCGAGGATTATTTGGTGAGCCTTTTATGGCTAACGAAAGAATCCTCGGTGGCCTCCTTGTGACACCGGCTGGCCAGGTAGATCTGGTGTAAAATGCGAAGGGGTTCTCTCCTTACGGTCCAAATCCGGGCGATGCCTGGAGCTAAAAGACGGATTTCCCGTCCCAATGCCCAACAGACTACACGGGCCGACGCGTTGCGGAGAGAGGATGAATAGTCGCCAGAAGAGGAACTGGGCGGCACCCGACCGAAATCCTCATGAATCGTAAGCAGCAAAAGAAATTAGTTGTAGTGGAGGCCCCTGCACAGGGGCGCGGAGCTACAAAGTCGAAGAAAAGTCTTCCCCCTGGGACAATTATTACGTCCCTTCCAAAGAAGTCCAAGAAGGGCGAACGCCGAGTTACCAACGTCGGCGGTCGCACTATCCGTTTTAGCCCCTGGGAGCAGAAGTATATGTCTGCTCTAATCAACCCATTCGCGGATGCCGCACTAGGTGTGAAGGTCCCGAACTATGTTCCCTGCGAGACTGTTACATATAAGTCCGAGGGCGTGTTCGGGGTTACCTCCAACGCTTCAGGTGCGATATCCTTCCTCGTTACGGGTTCCCCAACCTGTTCGCTTCTCACCACCACTGGGTCTGTTACCCAGTATGGGAGCACGGGCATTAATACCTATACAGGTACTACTGCCTCCCTAACTGAGATGGCCACTGTTGCTCAACTTCAAACTCGTTTTGAAGCCCTGCGCGTGGTCTCCTGGGGTTGGCGACTCCGTAACAATATGAATTTCGCGAATGTTCAGGGTAGAGTCATCATTGCCCCAATCCTTATTCCGGATTGGGTCATTCCTGGTGAACCTGTGATTTCGCAGGCGAACACCGATACAGCTTTAGATACCCTCCTTGGAGGGATCATTAACTGTCTTACCGGTTCGACCACGATCACAACTTCACTGATGAATCTCCCAGGGGTTATGGACATGCAAATGGATCAACTCATTAACCATGACCTGCAGTTCGCCGGCCGACCTTCTGGTCCGGCCGCATATTCCTTCCGAAGTTGTGTGAACGTCAGTCAATCTGACGGTACATACTTCCCTATCGGCCCCAACGACTACATTACCGTCGCTGGAGGTGTTGTTTCCAACAAGAATATGGCGAATACGCAGGCGCTCGCGTCGGATTGGTGCGGTTACATGGTAATGGTAGTTGGACTCCCAGTATCGACCAATTGTATCGATCTGGAGTGCGTCTACCACTACGAGGGAACCGCTGTACCATCCACGGTGGCGTTGGCGCCATCGGCTCCTATGGCCGTAAGCCCTGTTTCCACCGTTACGGTGGAACAGATCTGGCAGGCTGTGTCCAATGTGGGCTCAGCCATCCAGGCGGCGGCACCTGTTGCCGGAGCTGTAGGTAAAGGGTTGATGAGGGGGATCGCAAGTATGATGCGATAACTTTGTAGCTGGCAAGATATGGGCTAGGGTATGGATTAGTCTCCATCCCGCCGATCGGGAATAGGGTAGTTATGGATGTGCAATGGTCTTGGTGGTACCCACTTCATTGGAGTTGGGTCGGTTGGTCGATTAATCTTCCAACCACGAAAGAACTCAGACCCCCACGCCAGTACGGATGTGAATGAACCTGTATAGATGTGATGTCCATAGGCTGAGAGCCTTGCATCCTCCATCAGGCCCTTGAAAGACGTAAGTCGCGATTAGTCGCGTGTCTTTAGGACCAGGTTCAATGAGGCCCAGGTCTCAAAGGCTGCGAGCCTTTGGCCCAGGGGTTACATCACCGTTGGTTTGGCGGTCTGGGTGGCCTTGAACCGTAGATGGGAGTGATACCCCTAAAGGATTCACCCTACCACGGGACCTGACCAGAAAACCTCTGCACGTTACTTTTTGCAACTGGGCGAGGGGGATACGCGGTCCATCAAAGGATACCGCTGGGAGGGTCTTATGCCTCCCGTAACTGAGTGAGCCCTGGTCTAAGACCAAGAACTCGGTGGGGGCCACGTCATGGTGGCTGTCGCCGGGGATGTTGCAAGGTAAGGATGTACTACCGATCGGAAAGGGAAACTGTCCTGCTTTATTTCCCATCTATGAGCAATAATCAAGGAGGCCAATAAGGCCTATCCAGCTCGAACG